AAGATCCACATTGGTCTCATACTCCCCCTTCCACTCTTCCTTCAGAGAAGCTACCGCTTCGTTCATATTATTAACACTTGCTTCTCCGGCAGCAGATGATTCTTCCGCTACACTTCCAAGGTAATAACCCATTTGATCCTGAAACTGTTTTTGAGAAAGCCCATGCTTCCACATGGCATCCCTCGTTTTATTTAAATCTTGTTCCTTCAAAGACACTCCCTCGGGAACTTGAGGCATCTGGTAATCGGAAGGAGAAGCGGGTCTTCCTGCTGCAGAATAAAAATCATCCCATTTCTCTGGGGACGAATCATTTTTTGGAACCACCGTTCGGTTTTCCCCAATTAATTTCTGGGCATTAACGGTCATCTTTGCGAGATCGTTCAAAGAGGAAACGCCAGCAATCGATGGATCATTGCGAAACTCTTCGTCTATATTATTTTTCCAGTCTACAGCTCCAGCAACTCCGCTGGAATTAATAATTGAATCGCCTTCCTCCTCCGCTAAAAGTAGTTTAGGTTTTGCTGAATTGAGGATACTCATGATTTACTCCTTGTTTTAATATTGTTGCCAGTTGCTTCTCGTCATAGGCTAAACGTAAAATTTCCATAGCGAGATCGTGTTTTCCAAGATCATAGGCTGTTTTATCAGGCATTCCCGCGTTAAAGCAAGAAAGATTCTTTGTAACACCGCCCATATCTAAAATACAGCCTATCAGTATAAGCCCGTCCTCAAAATCAGCAGATCCTAAAACCCGCATAAATAACCCTTTTTTCTCTTTTCCTGTTGGAAGTATCTTCGATTGCATCAAACTGTAAGCGATTCTTGTGCTGCCGCAATATTTCTAGTAGCAGTAGATGTATCAACCCCAACCTGAGACTCAACCTTCGCCTGTTCTAAGGCTGTTTCCTCATCGGCAGCAGTCTGTCGTTGTGCGCGGACTTCTTCTATTTCCTCATTAGAATTAAGAACGCGGCGAGGAACATCATGCCAAGTAGCTGATTCTTGAGCGTATCGATCAGGGTTAAGAGCATCAAGCACCTGCGGGCCATAGGCTTGAGCAAGAGGAGTAAGAGACTGAATCCATCGGTCAGCCGCAATCGCCCTTGTTCCAAACTGTGCTTTCGCCGCAGGGGACACATACTGAATATCTAAACTTGATCCTGCCATTTCTTCCGGTGCGTCGGGAATAAGTCCTTTACTATTTAAAAGGGTATAGGTCCTCTTGAGCATGGGGCCTAAAAGTTCTGACTGCAACCGACCAAGCATGGGAGCCATCAAACGTAATTTTTCCTCCCGCCTATCTAAAACTTCGGTTGCAGTCATTTCCACGTTATTTTTTTGGAGTAACAACCAATCTACATAAAAGCAACGGGTTATTTGTTCGCGGATATAAGTTAAAAATTCTATTCCAAATACTGCATCCCCGCCCACGTTTAATGGTTCAATCCTGTCCTGAGACCCCGGTTCATAATAGTTTATCCCGTAGGGCTTCCACTGAATAGGCATAGAGAACCCGTCAGAGGGCATCATAATTGGCGGGGCAATACGGAGCTGGCTGGTCTGAATAAGATTTTTCATCATCTCATTTACCATTCGTATATCCGGTAAACAGGTCATACCCGGAGAGCGACCGTAAGTTTCTCCAGCAATCTTCATCCATCGCGGACAATGATAGGGAAACATATTAAACCCAGAAACAGAAACTTCTTCCGCTGTCTCCTCACAATCCCAGACTGAGGCCCAAGGCATATTAGTTGCTACTTCCAGTCCCGGTGTTCGGTCTTTGCGAGGCCAAACACTATGTAAAAAGTTATAAGCCTTCTCAGGATCGTTGTCCTTCTTTAACATCGCCCGGAGCTTAGGAGGAAGATTATCCAACCCTCCAAAGCGGCGTTCAATCTGGCGACCACTCCATTCAATTTCTCTGATCAAGGTGTCAACAATATTATTTTCATTCTCCGCAATAAAACAATTAGCTACCGCATGTGAACGAAAAACAATATGCTTGTCTTTCGAGTTCCATTCCTGAAAGAGGTTCCCTGTCCCAAAAACGATAATATCTAAATCAAGTTCATGCATCATCGGTCAAAGTTTACCCGAGAGTCAGCATAATGAGAATAAATTGTGTCGCTGACCAGTTCCAGCCACAGTTGGACATCATGGGATATAAATTGAACTGGCGTATTCTTTACCGTCACATTAAACCAACGATCAGTCGGAGAGGTAAGGAAAGCCTGTAACCCAGAGGCCAGCTGCTCCGCAGCCCATCCAGCCGTCCCATCATAAATAAGGTTCTGTACAGCTTCACCTCGTTGCTGACTGTTGTAAAAATCAGGCGATGCCGGACGTACAAGGTCTTTCAATGATTGCCATTGAGCATCCCATTGGCTGCGCCCATTTTTCATCGCCTCCTTGCGCTTGCTCCGTATCTTAACGCGATCTCGCGTTGCTTGAGGTTGTTCTGTTACCAGTGCTTCAGCCATTATCTTGCAAAAAGTTGTCCACGCATTACAGGGAAATCTTCAGCTCCAGAGGTTCCCGAAAGAATTGTTGAGGCCCGGCCCCTCTTTTTCGGTTTCCTTCTTCTTTTCCCTGTGTCCCCTATCAGATTTTGAAAACTACTGTGTCTCGGAGGCCGAATCGGCCCAACGCCGGAGGGGATGGCAGGACGTTGTATGCCAAAACCTTTATCTTGCATTTTAGCCCTCATTTCAAGGCCCGCATCCTCGTCGGCCTGTGTCCAGCTTACCCATCCCGCGCCTTCAGGGACTGGATTCCCACTCGTAACCCAATTTGAGTTCACCTTGTTTTGTCCAACACCTAAAGGATTTACCCCGGCAATATTAAAAGGATATGCTCCCCGGTCTGTTGTCGATTTAGGAGGCTGGATAAGAGGAGACCCGCCTTGAAACCCTATAATAGTGTTTCTTCCAATTTTTTCTCCTACCTTTTTAACGGAAGGACCAGTTGTTGCCAGTTGTTTTTGCCTCCCTGGATTCCCTACTATAGGGGAACGGAAATCATCATATCCGTGTGGGTCCTTATTAAAACCTAGAACAAAACCATGCTTGCCTACCTTATCCCCAAGCTTAAAGGTTTTTCTCTTCGTCGAAGATGTCTCCTTCAGTTTAGAGGAACCTCCTCCTTTTGTTAAAATCGTGTCTGGGGCGTCTCTGGGATCGTCTCTAAATCTGTTTCTAGGCATTGTTTTTCCTGTTTAGGAATTATCGACCAACTGCGAAAATATTATAGTTAGCTCCTTCCGAGAAACGAGGTAACTTTGGTTTGGAGTCCATGTTTCTGCGGATTGCCATACTGAAATAGCGAAAAGCATCGGCTCCGTTGCTCGACCAATCATGGTAAGGATAGTCCAAATAAAAAGGTTGTTTTGCTGTGAGTGATTTTTTCTCGTCTGAAGCCCGCCGATACTGGCGTAAAGCTTCTATACCTAATTTGCATTTATTACGATCAAATACACAACTTGGCAAGACATTTCTTACTCTATCTATTCCGTCCTCTAAACTGTGCTTATTTACAATCCTAAACCGAATGTCGTGTCCACGGGCAATCTCCTTCTGCGTACGACCGTCTCCCCCCCATTCACGCTTGTTTAAATCAAAAGGTCCCCAATGAATACCGTAAGCATACGGCCTTTCATGGATGACTTTTGCGTAGTGGGAAACTCCCTCCCCCTCGCTTTCATAATATTCTATCATGTGCCGCATTTTCCCAATGTCCTGCCAAAACCAAATAGATGTCGGATCTCCTACTCCTATATCCCACGCTGTGTGAACAGGGAAATCCGGCTGCCAAGGAACGTCGCATATCTGCTTGGCTTCCTCTAAAGCCATCATCTGCTTTCCATAATATGCTCCAATAACAGGAGACTCGAAACTGCAATAATATTCCTGCTGTATCTGTTCCTCACTCATCGTCCCTCGCCGACGAATGCCATTGATATATTCCTCTGTGATTACAGGCTTTCCGTTATCTCGTTTAGTATCAGAGACTTTCAGAAGCTCTGTGAACTCCTCCGGCTCGTTTAAACTGTTTATGTAGAGATCGTGCGCGTGATTCTTGCCCTTCGGAGTAAATATATATACAATCCATGCGTTGTTCTCCCCCTGTATCGGTTCGATGATCGTGTTTATCCGGGGGTTCATCTCCGCATACTCTGAAACTATTATCCCTACAGGGTTTGGCCCTCTTAAACTTCCTAACTTGTCTGCCCCTACAATCTGATATATACTACCGTTTATAAGCCGTATTTTTTGCTCTGTGTTGTTCTGCTGCACAACCAACTCTTTCGGAAAGGCATCCAGAAATTCTCTCCCCTCAGAGGTTATTCCGTCCCATGCAACTTTCTTCCCCTGATTGTATGTAGGGAATAAATGCCAGTAAACACCAACACGAGAGAGCATAGCTCGAACTAACCAGTGTAAACAGGTCCAATCCTTTCCCGCCCTCCGATGCCAAACTACCACCGCACGACGACCCCCACGCTCCAAAAACTTCCATAAAGGTCGCTGGTAACTCCTAGGGGAAAAATTATGAGGGATTTCTATCTTGGTCATATCGTTACGTCATCACCGAAATTGGTGATAGTGATGTTCAATTCCCGTTCGTCTCCTCCTCCAATCGCTATCATTGATCCCTTAATCTTAGGATACTGGTATTCCATTAATGTCCGGTCAATCGAAAATTGTAGGTTCTCGTCAGTAGTCGATTGCCGGAGGTCGATCATGTTTGCAACCGAATCATAGTCCTTCCGCTTACAGGCAGATATTATGTGGTTTCTTGCCTCCCGTGCCGTGAACTCAGGGGGTTCTGCTGGACCGTTGATCGCTGGTAGTAACGGAGCCTCCCCTTCAAGCGTTTTCTTTACTACCTTCTTTTTTTTCCGGGGCATTGAGGATTAAAAGAACTTATCTCCTTGCAATAGTCAATATTACTTCTATTTTATATTTCTCTTCATAGAAGACTCACTTGTCCCTTGGTTAGGAACAAAGAAGGCCCTTAGTTGACTCCTAGGGGCCTTCGCTTTTGTTAGAAATGTTCCACGTAGAACAATTACCCGGGATGTGATTATAAGTGATTCACTTCCAGAAACTGCAAGAAAGTTAATTGCAGTTAATTGCAGTTAATTGCAGTTCACCGAGTATTTAACCTTTAAAGTTAAATACTCGGGGTATTCTTCCCCCTTTATTAGGGGTACAAAAAGGGGGAAGAACTACTGAATATATTTATTCGAGTATTTAACCTTTAAAGTTAAATACTCGGTTTTTATTTTT